CCATGCCTCAGCTGCAGCTTGTTTCTCAGAAGGAGTTAATAGATCTCCTATCGCCATAGACTGCCTAGTTATTTTTCCATCTCTAGTATTAGGGAGTGTCTTTAAGTTTAAAAACTCCTCTCTTGAGGCATCATTAGTTATAAGTTTTGGATTTGAAAGGATTTTTATATACTCTTGTTTTACATCCGAGAAACTGGCTGGGTCTCCCTCTGAATCGTATGAATCCTTAATAGTATAAGAATGTATATCTAACCAATGCTGTGCTCTATCTGTGCCAATACCATATAACTCAAAATCTCTTCTAGATTCCTCAAGGTTTTTTTGACTTTTTTCATAAATATCTCTTGTCCATGCCTCAGTTAATTTCTTTCCGATATAGTCATTTTGATCGCTAACTAAATCTCCTAAAAGAAAGTCATGACCAGCAATACCAAGGTCACGTTGAAATTGAATAGCAGCATATTCTAATACGTTCTTTATCTCTTGATAAGTACGAGCATCTGATTTTAGTAAAGCATCATCTGCATAAAATTTCCAGCTATTCAGCTTTCTATTTCTTTCAACTACAGCTTTTACTTCAGCTATTGATTTCCATTCAGGTGGTAACGTCTGCTCATTAACTACTAAATCAGAACCAGCACCTGCCTCTTTAAGTTGGTCAGCACTAACTGCATGACCCATCTTTATTTGCTCTAACGAAGCATGACTTAAATCAGTCTGCATACGTATTGCTTGAGGATTCTGATATATCTCCTTTTTAACTCTGACTTCTTCGACTTTCTTCCGATGTTCACCGAAAGCAGTTAGTGTTTCAAATGCAGTCTCACTAAATACTTTCCAAGTTTCAGCTTCTCTAGCAATATTCTTCTGTTCAGTCTCAAAGTTCTGCCTAGAGCGTCTAGCATTTCTCTCTAATGCTTCAGTACGTTGTCTATAGACTTGATCTTCTAGTTGTTGATTATCACGTCTATTAGCCTGTTCTTTTTGAAATTTATTTTTGAGATTTTGAATTATCTCATTATCTCTCGCTTCGGTTTGATCCCTTACAGTTTGCATACTACGTATAGTCTGCTCGTCTTTTCTACGTTGCTCATTTAAAGCACCTTGACCGATCTGTATAGGACGAAAACCACGAGATGAGCCGTAGCTTTTGTATGCCATTGTTGTTTTTAGTTAGTTAATTACTGACCCCATTCTTGTTGTATCCCTATCTTGGCGACTGAACCGATGGCTGAACTCGCTGTTGCTAACCATGATCCTCCTTGTGCTCTTGCTCCCTTGATGGGTGCAACTCCAAAGTCAGCATCAATTAATGCTCTAGGCGGTTGCCATTCAGTAAGTGGTGCATCTACTGGATCTATTGGATCAGGGATTATACCTGGCTCAAGCATCTTGTTTGCAAATGCTGCTAAATCAGCTCCATATTTATCTCTAGATATAGTTTTTAAAGCTCTCTTTGTTTCACCAATAGAACTGAATAATGATTCAGCTAATTGAGCTTCATTTCTACCTCTAGAGGCAAGTATATTTTGATAAGCTTTCATCGCCGAACCACCTGATTGAGCAGTAACGGCTAATTGACCTTGTGCCTCTATTGATTTAATAATTGCATCTTCATTATTAAAAGCTATCTCCTGATTTATCTCCTGTTGCTTAACTCTAGCCTCCTCAGCTGCATCAGCTGCAGCCATATTATTAAAGTTTAGTTGTTGATTATATATACCTTCCGACTTAGCAAATGCTTTCTTGTTCGCTTCATTCTGTGCCTTAACAATCTTAAGGTCATAATTATATTTCCTTAAGTTCTTTTCGTTTATATAATCAGCTGTTTTTTGATCATTCCTTTTTTGAATTTCATAGGTTTCATAGGCGAAGTCATAATTAGCTCTTAACTTCTCCTTACCCATCTCCCACATATCAGTATCGTATTCGTACTGACGTTGGGTATATTCGTTTTGATTTCTGGCTGCTTTATCTTGTGAGCGTTTATTTGAAAACGCACCAAAGACAGCAGCTCCAGCAGCTATTGCTCCCCATACCATATCTTAAGTCCTCCTATAAAATCTCGGTGAGTAGTTTCCTTCCCACATCATCGAGTTGAGAGAGACGGGAAATGGTGAGTCATTAAAGACTCGTAAGCTAAAGTTTTTACTACGTTGGTGTATTGGTATTGTTACGACTCTTGATTCATCTAGTGGTACGTCATCAGCTAGGTATTCGTTAGCCATCTGTGATGGTGCTAGTTCATACCATTCGTCTAAGTAGATAAGTATTTTATCTCCTATAGCAGGTGCTGAGCTAAACCTTATCTCTGTATCACTTTGAAAAGTAAATGCTGTATTGGTTACATTATTTACCTTAACTTTAACTTGATTTCTATCTATATAACTTAAGTCTCCAGGTGTCCAGTTAAAATCAGTTGTACTTCCATCACCTGTATATTCTCGTTTACCTGCAAATCTACCAGTAGCATTCAGTTTAAAACTTAATAAACCTGATAAACCTGTATCAAACTTAAGCCTAGCTATAGTTAAACTACCAGTGAAGTCAGTTGATTTACCCTCTTGGTCTAATTGATAATAGATCTGTGGTAGAGTTAAGTCAAAGTCATAAGCATAACCAACATAGACGTTGGCAGCATTACCAGATAGATCTAAACCATCAACAATAAAGAACGTACCACTACCATCTGTACCAACCTCAGCTGTAACTGTATATCCAGAGTTGTTATAGGTACCAGCTGCAGTAGTACCAGCAACTAGAACTATATTCTTTCTATCAGTTAAGTTAGCAAAAGGTATATAACATTTGGATCTAAGGTTAGCTGCATCATAGACAACAGTCTTTAAGTTATTACCAGTTAAACCATTACTAGCTGGTGTATATAAGTCAATACATGGGTTAATCTTCTGACCATCAGAGTTAGTGATGATAGCTGCCTCTGGACTCTGAGTTAGGTTTGCATCAGATAAGATATACTGATTACCTTGTTTAGTAACACAGTACATATCATCCTGATCTATAGCCATACTCTGTACAGTCCCAGGAAGATTCCACTTAAACCAAGACTCCATTAATAACTCTTTACCATCAGTGTATGTCTTGTAAAAGAAGATCTCATTACTTGACTGACTAGACATAGCAATGAATTCATTTTGGATACTAGAGATAAGAGTATCTACATCAATAGTTATCCACTCATTAACAACTCTTCCAATATCAAGTATGTCTGGGTTCTCACCTAAACCTCTTGTGGTCATAGCAAACACCCTAACAAAGTTAGGAGTCTTACTAATGAAGTTCATGTGAGTACCAACGTCTATGGGAGTGACTTCATCACTCATCTCCATATTTGATATAGGTCTGATCTTTGTAGATGATGGAGTTAATGGACCGTTATCTGCATAAATTAGAAACTGTGCATTTTTACTGAATAGAACCAAACCCTGTCTAGCAGGCAAAATAGCATGTAATTTAGTAGGTCGAACTGATGCACAGTTAACGTCTATCGGATCTCCAGCAGTAAGCGTTCTAGCTGATGCATGATATAAATCAAATGGTGCTTTAACTTTACTAAGTATGACATTGTCTTCAGATAAGAAACCTAATCTGTCATCATGGAAGAAAGTTTTACTAATAGTTTTCCCTACAAAAGTAGGTTGAGGAACAGTATTATCATCACCAGCTAATCTATCTACCCATGGAATAGCTTCTAATATAAAAGTATTAGTTCCAGTGTTTCTCAACCTATGAGGCATTGTTGAAGCTGTTAAACCTGGAGAAGCTGAAGGACCAATTGTTTCTTTCCAATATCCACTACCAGCCGTGCCATTATCAGCTACAAACTTTGTATAGTAATCATCAAAATCTGATCCTGGTTCATTAACTATAGTAACTACATGGTTATGGAATGAATTAGGAGGTAGATGAGAAACATTACTAGCCCAATCTTGGAATACAGTTAGCCTTTCATTATCGTACCCACCTTTAGCTTCTACAGTGAACGGTGTACGAGTATTACTAACGACATAATCTAATTGAAGAGATGTACCGTACTTAGTAACGGTCATACCTGAGATACTTAAAGCATCAATTGCAGCTTTAATTTTATCTAATACATCATCATAGTCATCATCAGTATCTGAAGTGGCAGTAGCTGTTTGAGTACTTCCAATAGATGTACCTCCTAACTTAACTTCCCAGGTAGTACTTAACATATCAATAGCATTGCCACTAAGAAGAAGTGTTCCTCTACTTTGAGCTACAAATGTAGTAGGTTCCGGTTGAGCAGTTACAGTAACTGTGTCATTACATATAATTGTAGATGCTTGTACTGATAGAACATCATAGTTTGATTGGACACCTGTTAAGTAGGCAGCTGCAGATTCTGTAGTTGTATAATCCCATCTAGCATTGTTATCAGCAATATCTGATCCAGTACCAGTTGGACCTCCTGAGCCTGCAGATGTACCAGCTGTATCGCAAGTATATATTTTACCGCTATCGTTTTTTACTTTGTCTCCGACAACATATGCTGTACTTGCAGCCCAATTTGGAGCATCAAATGTAATGGTACCTGCAACTCCAGTTACAGCATTCCATACATATATGGAACCATTAGTATTTCCTACTTTAGGAGTGATACATCCTACATATCTATCTGTATCTCTATTGATATAGAACCATTTAGCATTATCTAATTGAGTACCAGTAAAGTCTGTACCTCCTGTTGTTTTTAATTTTGAGACAAACTTAAATCCAGGTCTTTTTGTCATTCCTAATGTTGGATCAGCTAGACCGTTAATACATTCTCTGACTTGACCTGGGAGTTTCTTACTATCTGGTTGTTTAGATACACCACTTAGATAGTTTGTTATCCGTTGTGTTACTGCTGCCATTACCTCTTAAGTGCATGATAAGGTTGATAACCGACATAGGGGTGTGCTCCGTCAGGTTCACCAAAGAATGAATAATCACCTTGGTTAGTTTCGTATTCAAGAGCCATAGCTCTCATGTATGCTTCCTTTTGTTGAAGCATTTGGTATTGTGCTTGATCTCCTATTATTCGACTAGAGGTAATAGTTGATGCTCTAGTAGTTATATAGTCCTGTATTGGACGTGGTAAATCTACCCAGTCGAAGAACCATAAAACATCAACTTCTATAGCACCATCTGTCCATTTATCTGTATGGTTTTGTTTATCATATAATTTCCCATTTCTTCTTACTACTTTCTTATCTCCAGCATTAGCTTGAGTAAGATCTATTTGTAAAACATTGGTAGGTATTATAATTTCGTCATCTGTATTAGGTGTCATCTCATAATGCGCTTCCTTGTTAAATGTCCATCCTTCACTTTGAACTTCTCTACTAACTTCTAAAAGTGTTTGATAAGCAATCGCAACGTCTGGGTTGGTTTCATCCAAAGTGGTGACAGATTTATAGCGGGTAATTCTGTAGCAGCATTAGTGGTAGGGAAAGCCATAGGTATAAATATTTATGAATAAAAAAAAAGGGAGCCATATAGACTCCCCTTAAACTTAGAATGCTGAAGGAGCTGAAGCACCTACATACAATTCAACAGCAGCGGCTGGATTAACATAATCACACCCACATGCCAAACGTCCAAGGATAACGTCACCCTGATAAATCACGGAAACATCTCCTTTGGTTACTTGTACTGAAGGACCAATAGCTTCTACAACACCAGCGGCTTCACGTTGGAAGATAAGTCCACAAGACTTAGCTCCAAGTTCAGTGTTAGTACCGTAGTCGTTCTTGATACCTGTCTGTGCACCAGAGGCATCCTCTGGAGTTACACTGACGAATGAACCTGTATTAGAAGGTGCAGTAACGCCAGTTGTACCACCATAAGCGGTACCATATTTGCCAAGGAACGGAATGTTCATTGACTTGAAGATCTTGATACCAGCGATCTCTACAATTCCATTACCCTTCTGACGGGATGTACCTTGTGAGTCTCTGTTAACTAGACCATTGTCACCCGTTTGTTGGATGAGTTCGTAGTATTGACGTGCATTTAACACCGCTACTCTTCCATCAGAGCTGACTCCTTTTTCATCAAGAGCTGCAGCTGCATCATAGAATGCATTGACTAGATTAGTAGCTACATATGCATCAGAATCGTTAGTAGTTGCTCCTACACGAATCTGAGTACCACCTGGTTCTACAAAGTTTGTCTTAGTGATAGGTGATGCTGATCTTGCTCCACGTGTGATAGCACGGAATGCAAGTCTGTCATATTTCTCAGCTAGAGCGTAACCGATCTTACGAGAGATCTCTGATCTCAAATCGTAGTGAGCAAGTGTCTCATCTAGCTCGTATAAGAATGCACTTGAGATAAGCAATTCGTCTACGGTGATGGTCTTCTCGGCTACTGGAGGTGCACCATCACTGTTACCAAGTATTGAATTTCCTGGTGTGTGGTACTCAGCTTTTGTACGACCTGTGTAGATGAACTGTAAAGATTTCCCGTTTTTCAGGGTTCTCTTCATAATCAAATCACGTGCAATCGCATTGTGCTGGAAGCCTTTGAACATCTCACCACTAAACAGCTTGAGATATAACGCTCGTCTGTCGCCTGTGCTTTGAGCAGCACCTGGCATAGTTACCGAAGCCTGATGGTCGGTTGATTGTTGTGCCATTTATCTATGTTTTAATTTTACTAAGGGTATAAATCTTCATCGCATGCAAATTAAAATTCAAGTTTTGTGGTCTATCCCACCGTCTAGACGGCTAATAGGTATCCCGCGTACGGGGCTAAAAGCCAAATGAAAGGAGAGTCCGACTCTGAGGTGCTCTCCTTCCTGTTTATAGAGTCGAAAGAGCTTCTTCGATAGAGATGTCCTCATCGAAGTTGTCTTTCTTTTCCTCTTTGATTTCTGGCTCAGGGGTCAGTGAAGTTACTGAAGCCCTAGCCTTATCGCTTTGTTGTGACATCAGAACTTAAACTTAGCTCCTAGCTTTGTGCCATAGTTACGATCCTCATCACCATTAGTGATGGTAGATACTTCACCATAGACACCAAGACTTTGAGATACATTAAAAGTACCTCCAAGCTTTCCAGATAATTCAGTCTCTGTACCATCGATACCATCAACAGCTACAAGAGCTGGACCACCTTGTATGTAGTAGTCAACATTACCTGCAGTACCTTCATATCCAACATGAACATCTACTGTTCTACCTGAATATTCAGAGCCTGTGTAACCGTCGTTAGATTCAGCGTTTAGATATACTCCAGCGGATGCAGGTGCAGACGCTAATGTGGTGGCTGCGAGAGCAAGTGCAATTGTTTTCATTTAATTAGATTTAATTGATTTGTAATAAGTGATGCCACGATATTTAAGTTTCTCTGCTCTTTCTAAAATTCTCTGCTCTTTGATTCGAGCTTGTAGTTCTAGTTGAGACATAGTAAAAACCTCAATACCTAAGCCCCGTTCCATGCTTAG